GCCTTCTGCTCCTCAAGCTTCTTCTCGAGTTCGGCAAGCTTGGCGGGGAGGTCGGAACCCTTGCGGGGCTTGCCCGCAGCAATCTTGGTCTTCATCTCCTCAATCTTTGCCTTCGTGGCATCGTGCGCGACCATGGCCTTCTGGTAGGCAGGCGTGTCACGGGCATTCGCACTCATGACGATGCGTGCAGCATCCTCTGCATCGAACTTGAAGTGAGCAGCAAGGGTATCCACAACAAACTGAACGGTCTTAGAGTCCATTTCGGGTTGGTGTGTGTTACTTTGGGTATGCTGTATCCTCCTTGATATTTTTAAATCCATTTTCGATGGTCCCTAAAACGTGGGGGTGCCGACGAACATCTCCTGAATGCTCGGGACATCCACTGCTCCAGCAACTTCCTGGACTGTTTCGGCAGTGGCAGCAAAGACAACGCCTGCAGACAACAGACCTCCGAAGACAGAGAGTTTGAGTGCGTCTTCCCACACGATAGGTTCCTGCTTGGAACGGCGTTCGAGGGCATACAGAATGAACGCGACGAGAGAGACAGCAACTGATGCAATTACAATCATCATTTACTCGCAATACAAGTGAAAACTTACAGATTTAGAACGAGTGACGACGACTCAACTCGAGACTCAATATCCTTCATAGGGTCCTCCGGCTCCTTCGAGACTTCAGGGGCAGCTTCCTCCTCTTCCTGATCCAGATCATCAAAATCAATAGTTGCTGCCTCATCGGTCATGTTCAGCGGAACTGGACCGTCGGCGACACTCTCATCATCATCACTCTCTTCATCAAAGGTTACGCGAGCAGAAGAAGGAGGGTGCTCCACTTCATGAGTCTGTGCGTCAGAGAACTGCTTTGCAATCGACTCCCAAGGCAAGAAGGAACGAATCACGTGCTCGAACTGCTCAGTGATGAGATGCTCGATGTCCTGACGGTTGCGCGCCTGCTGCTCTGACGATACTCCGGTAGTCTTGAAGAGGTATGCCACCTGCCACAACTTGCGAGCAGACTGCGTATACAGAACATGAATAAACCTTGCCATCGTGGGACGATCGAAATCAATGTTGATATGAGAGGCATTACCCCGATACTGGATAGAAGCAAACGACTTCATGTAGGCAATGAATACGCCCATAAGGAGGTCATCCAAATACGTGCACTTGGTCGTCTTCACAATACGGTCGACCTCTGTCTCCAGAGTCGCGTCCGTCCACTCAGGTATCTTGGTGAGCATGTTCTGGAACGTCCTCAAGACTTGGTCCTGCTGACCGTTGCGCTCGCACACATCCGTAGACGTCTTGTGGATACTCCAAAACCCATCAGAAATAGGAGGGATGAGAAGTGTTGCAAGATGGTCACGGAGATGCGTTTTCGCAAATTCAGAGTCGCTCATTTACATTCATCTCTCGCAAGATTATTCGTATCAAAACGCAAACTCTACTGTATAGTTTCTATAAATGTATTCGCCGAAATCAGTGTTAATGACAGGATGTTGCGGATTTATTGGGTCGAATGTATTGAATTATATGGCAAAGAAGTATCCGGACGTCGAGTTTGTGAATGTCGATAAGATGGATTACTGTTCATCTCTGAAAAATATTGATTTACCTCCCCATGCAAACTATACACGTTATAAGTGCAACATCCGAGAGGCTCCAGTCATCCTCGGAATCTTGAAACAGCATGCCATTGATACCGTCATACATTTTGCGGCACAGACGCATGTCGATAATTCGTTTGGAAACTCTATTCAGTTCACGTTGGACAATGTTCTTGGAACACATACATTGCTTGAATGCTGTAAAGAATACGGAAAGATTCAGAGGTTTGTTCATATCAGCACAGATGAAGTGTACGGGGAAGTTGGTGCCACCGACGCAGAATGCCACGAGACGCGTGTTTTGACACCGACGAATCCCTATGCGGCCACAAAGGCAGCAGCAGAACATCTAGTCTTTTCTTATCATCATTCGTTCAAACTCCCGGTGGTCGTTGTCCGTGGAAACAACGTGTATGGTCCCAGGCAATACCCTGAAAAGTTGATTCCAAAGTTTATTACTCTCTTGAACGAGGACAAGAAGTGCACCGTTCACGGAGAAGGAAAGACTATACGAAACTTTATTCATGTCGACGACGTGAGTTCTGCGGTGGAGACTATTCTCATAAAAGGGATTGATGGAAATATCTACAATATTGGATCCAAGAACGAATTCAGTGTCATGGAGATTGCTTCTAAATTAATCCAGATATTGAAGTCGAGTGATGACATACATGAATACATAGAGTTCGTAGAAGACAGGAATTTCAATGATTTCAGATACAGCATTTCCAACGATAAACTGATTCAGTTAGGATGGAGGGAATCTGTTCCGTTCGAAGAAGGACTTCGGCAGACGGTGGATTGGTATTTGAAAAACTATAAAGGACATTGGAATTGATTACGTAATCACCATATCAAACTCGATGGGATGACTTCCCTTGACTCCATATACTTCGGCAAGTTTCATGATTTCCTTACGTGGAACAGCAGAATCTTTGGAGTAACGAGCAATTGCCTTGTATAAGTGGAAACCGTGATACCTCTCATGCTCGGGTTTCTCCTTCCCGAAGAGAATAGAGGTTCCATCATCCTGCTTCAACCAGCGAATCAGAGTGTTGAAAATAGGATTGGTCAAATACTCTTTGTGATCCGGTCCTTCCGGAAACAGGTCCCAGAACAAACAGGTTGCCATGCGAACACAATCGAACGATGGGTTCGGTTTAATACCCTCATGCTTTGGAGAATAAAACGGTTCTACGTTGTATTGTCCGCCAGCATCTTCATCGAACGCATAATTGTCGCTCATAAACACCTTGGGTTGCTTCATTCCCACAAGACGAACCGACCCTACGCCACGCTCGAAATCAATGAGTTTGATGATGTATCCGTATGTCGGAACCTTGAATGCTTGTCCTTCTAGACTATACCACAAATGCTCCTTCGACGTCTTGACATACATGATGTTATTCGTATGGAGGTCATTGTGCGTGAACCCGAACGTCCTTTGTGCGAAACATAGGGCAAACATCACTTGCATCAACCATGCGACATGCTTCGCAGTTTCGGATTCTAGACACATGAGTTCATACAGAGTTCCTTCACATTGTTCCATGACAGTGAGTTGGACTGGAACATTCGAAAGCGTTGCCCATGCGAACTGTTCTTCTTCATCCACGCTCATATCATTAGTGTCTCCACCATCCTCCGAACAATCGCAGGACCGAACCTCGAACACGTAGGATGTGGACACAGACGAACAATCCGATTCATCGTCCTCACGCATAGTCTCTTCCTCAAACACAGGTCGAATATCTCCCATCTCCGCGTTTTCAGAAGGAATGATTCCGTCAATTTCTTCGATTGGTCCAAGTGCAACTTCATCCCCAAGTTCGACTTCTATCCTCCGACTCCGCGTGTGCTGGAAATCCCCAGATTGAGAAACGTGATCTGCGAGTTGGAGTTGGAAAAATGTCCCGATATTCTTGGAAAACCAAGGACGTTCGGCCAACTCTTCATAATCGTCCGATAGGTCGAATGTGTGCTTCTTTGCGATTCCAGTGAACACGCCATACACTTTCGGGAAATGTATGCATCCCGATTGAGATAGGAGGGCAGCAAATAGACTCCCGACATATGCAGAGTTATGAGGAGACTGAATCTTGTCGAGGGCAAGAACTGCTGACTCTTTTGTAGTAGGAAGTCCGATTGTCGTTCCGTAATCCCCTCGCATCCACTTTACTGGACTTAGAATAGCAGACTGCTTTATGTGAACGTCCACACTCTCTCCCTTCGAAGTCACAATCTTTTTATTTGCTTGAATGGATTGGATGCTGTCCGACAACTTCAGTCCGTGATCCTTCACATTCTCCAAATTGTCCGTCTTGAACAGTAATTCCAAAGATGGAAAAAAAGGTTGGACATGATCCACTCCCCAATGAGTGCTGGCGCCCTCGCGAATCACTCCAATGTCACGATATTTGTGGACTTGGACGGGCATTGGAATACTTCGGAGTTCGCACGATGATGTTCTGCGCTTACCCATTCTTATTCACCGAGTATAATTGGAAACCAAAATATTCACGCATAGTGTTAATAGTATGAATTTCCAAATCAAGAAATTCAATATCGGTATGATCAGTGATCGATGCGACATCGACTCTAGAAAATCTCCAATGATAGTTGTGATTGGAAAAAAGGATACTGGCAAATCCTTCTTAGTTCGCGATATCCTAGCAAACACCCAAGCATCCTTCCCAATCGGAACAGTGATTTCAGGCACGGAAGTCGCGAACGAGTTCTTTCAGCATATGGTTCCATCCAAACTCATTCACGATAAATATGCCCCTTCCATTGTTATGAATGTCATTAAGCGCCAACTCAATGTGAAGGCAGCGCGCAATAACGATAAAAAAGCACATGGTGGTAGTTCGGCAGTGGACCCCCGCGCATTCCTGATTTTGGACGATTGTTTGTATGATTCTTCATGGATCAAGGAAGAATCGACTCGCTATGTATTCATGAACGGTCGTCACGTGGATATGATGACTATCATTACGATGCAGTATCCTCTGGGCATCACTCCCAATTTGCGCACCAACGTCGACTTCATCTTCATTCTTCGTGAGAATATTACCAGCAATCGCCGTCGTATTTATGACAACTATGCTGGTATGTTTCCCACGTTCGAGATGTTTTCGCAATTCATGGACCAGTGCACGGAAAACTTTGAGTGCCTGGTCATTTGTAACGGTATTCAATCCAATAAACTAGAAGATCAGGTGTTTTGGTATAAAGCGTCTGATCATCCGCCATTCAAGATGTGCGACGATTCGTTGTGGGCAGATAACAAACCGTTCTCAAGTGCTATGATGGCACAGGATGAGTATTCGGCAGGAACGATTCAGAAGAAGAACGCAGGTCCTTGGGTGAGTGTGAAAAAGATGGGTTCAGATCATAAGTAATCTTTACAGGTCGCGCACTCCGCCCTCCGTCGGGTGAACGGGCGTCTCAATGCTGTCCTGAATCTGCTGGGCCTCACTGGCAGACGCATTCGTCTCTGCCGCGAGTTCCTCAATTGTCTTGCGAGTGCGCTCCGCATTCTCCTTCTTCTGCTTCTCCATCTTCATGGTCTTCTCCTCCTCGAAGAAGATCTCGCGATTCGTCTCGTTCTCCTTATACTTCCTCATGAGCTCGTTCAGTTCCTTCTCGGCATACTCGACTTCCGGCATCATGTGCTCCGAAGGGTCCCAAGGCAGCCACGCACCCACCTTACCGACATACAGGTTGTCGCGAGGGTAGCGGCGCTGGAGCACCTTGGCATACATCTGCGCCTCCTGGAGATCCGCAAAGATGCGACGCACCTTCACACCACGAACATTCGTCTGGAACTGAACCTTCTCAGTAAACAGAGACTCCAGTTCCTTCTCCTTCTTCAGCATGAACACGGCATGCTGCTCGTGGATGTCCGTCTTCAGAATGTCCGCATTGTGGACCTTGGTGAACTCCGTCAGGTCATTGAAGAGATCCTCGACCTTGAGCGCATACTTCTGAGCAAGGAAGGCATTATACTTCTCCATCCCCTTGATCTTCCAATCATACTCGAGCCACTCCACGAACTTGGAGTTATAGAACTCTGCCTTCTGCTCGAGAACCTTCTCGGGCGAGATGAATGAAATAATGCAGTAACGCTGAGTCGGGACCTCAGGGTCCTCCTCCAGATAATCAATCGTAGTTCCATCGTCTTCGCGGGTAGGGAGAGTTTCACGGGGCATTTGTTTATAGTTGTTCCAGTATATGAAAATCCATATCAAACGAATAATTTCTCTACAAAGAACTATAAAATGCCTGAACAGAAGACTGCTGCGCCTTCTCTTGATTTGACCGATATCCTCACTCGCCTCGTGAAATATGCCCTGGAGGGTCTTGCCGTTGCTGTTGCGGCATACATGCTCCCCGGCAAGGTCCTGAAGTTGTCCGAGATTGGAATGATTGCGCTGACTGCCCTTGCGACGTTCGCGATTCTCGACGTGTATGCCCCCAGTGTCGGTTCCTCTGCCCGCTCGGGTGCTGGTTTCGGTATTGGTGCCAACCTGGTCGGATTCCCCAAGCTCTAAGCGGGTTTAATACATCTGACAAAATAGAGCAATGGACCTCGTAAGGCATAATGGCACATGGATAAAAATTGTGCCGAAACCATATGAACCTGAAAGACAGACGCACGATATTGCTTGGAGCATGATATTGAACTCTAAACTCAACTCTGCATCGGCATATCGCAAATGGTATGCGAGTGAGCAAGAAAACGCTAAAGTTTTATACCCGTCATTTCGTAAAGATGGAACTTGAGTTCATTTTCCTTATTCTAGGATGGATTGCAATTGCTGTAATTGTATACACGGTGTATCTCAACATGGTTGTAAAGGTAGCATTTCCATCTACCACTGCCCCAACACTGACTAAAACAGATGTCGAGTTCCTATTCTTTTCAAGCACACACTGTCCTTGGTCGAAAAAGGCACATCCTCAATGGGACGCGTTCGTAGAAGACATGAAAACGAACCCGACGACATACGGAGGAAAGACGGTGACGTTGAAAGAAATAGACGGAGATGATAACGCAGACTTATTGAAGAAGCACAATGTCACAGCATATCCCACGTTCAAACTCATTGTGGACGGAAAGGCGACGGATATGACAACTATACCTTCTCAAGACACATTCCGTGCATTCCTAGTGAAGTCATTGGGTCCCGAGGAACACCCTAAGTTGACTCCGAGCACTAAGTAAGATATCCGAAATATCCATCTGCGATAGATCTGAACTGCTTTCCAATTTCGGATAACTCAATGACACTGTTTGAGAATTGTTGTTGAACATTTGACCTGCCCGCATCCTCAGTGTATGAATCTCGCTAACATAATCAACAGGAGACATCGTCTCAATCCGACGTGGTGTAAGAATACACTGCCTCCGTTTGGGAAGAACAAGAATAAGTGTATCCTCTTCAATTTTTGGAACAATACATGAAATCGACGGCAATAGAATGTCTCCGTCAATATATGCCTTTCCATACAGTTCATATGGTCTGAATGCTCCGGGAAAGCAGCACGATGCCTTCACAGCATCGAGGACTGGGATTTTATCTGAGAATAAGGATGGAACTCCGTCTGTAAGGTTTGATGCGACTATGTAGAGTGGCATACTTGCTTCTGCCATTGTCTTGGTGCGAATATCAAGTCCGGCATCGTCAAATAGGGCAAGAACTTGCTTTTCAAACGAGTCCATTCCCCCAACCCCTTTCGCAGAGAATGCGGCTGCAAAACTTTGAAAATCGAATGTAGGCAAAATCGCTTCAAACGAAAGGTATTTTTGAATAAGGTCGTGTGCTTTCTCCATAGGAAGTCCAAATGCGACGTAGGTAGCGACGACAGACCCAATCGATGACCCATACACTCCATCCGGAAAATGGAGGGATTGGTGCTTGGATAGTTCGAGTAGCGCTCCGACGTGGAGTATACCTTTTACGCCTCCTCCGCCAAGAACAAGCTTGCGAAACGGCAGGCGCATTCTTTTAGTGATACATAGCAGAGATGCTGAAAGCGAATGATTTATGGAAAGAGCAGGAAGAAAGACGTGAGAACCGAATGGCTGCGATGGGTCCTGTGATTGCGCAAATACAGGCAAAGATAAAGCAGCAGGCAATTCATAATCCGAACGCGCCATACATTTTGTATGATGTGCCAACCTACGTGTTTGGATACCCACTGTTTGCCCTGAAAGACGCGTTTGAGTTTCTGGTCCGCGAGTTCACGAAAGCAGGTTATTGGATTTGGATTGTTGAAAATAAGTTCCTCTTTATTTCTTGGATAAAACCCGTAAAGGGACGTGATGGAGGCAGACCTATTCTAACTACGAATTACCGTCCACAAGTGTATGACCCTACAACAATTGCTTTTTTACCACATGAAAGGTAAATGGCAGGGATTCCCCACGTTGTCTTTTATGTCCTTCTCATAGTTCTCATGGAAACACTCGCAATGTCCTGCTTCAAAAAGAGTTTGGACGATTCTAGGTTCTTCCTTGCCGGTATACTTTTCTATACGGTTGTAGGATACTTGTTATGTCAGACCTATCACAGGACAGGTATGGCAATGACGAACGCATTGTGGTCGGGTCTCTCCGTGCTTGCTACTACAGTTGTAGGCGTTATGATGTTCAAGGAGGTTCTTCACTTCCACGACTTCATTGCCATTGCCATGATTGGTGGAGGCGTGATGATATTAAAAGTCACGGATTAAACAAATGGTCGTATATGCAGAGAACGTGTTCTCCCATAAACTTTACGCATCCGACATTCAGAATTTGAGTTTGAACATTGCTCTTTTATCGATTGTATACGCATTCCTTGGCGGAATCGTCTCGTTCGTATTCCATTATCTGTTTGACGAGTTCACGGACGAATGGAAAGAGAAAACGACTGCATTCCAACTGTTCGATATTGCAGTCGAAGTATGTTTGCTTGCCCTGATTGCATTCTGGTCTGTCTTCACAATCAATACGTCTGCCCCCATCTTCCCAGTCCGCCACGAAATGGCTGCGTTTGTCGACACGTATACGTCTGGCATGTTCTTCATTTACGCCATCTTTCTCTTCATGAACGATTTGGGCGAGAAATTGAAGTATGTGTATGAGAAGCACTTCGACACTCCTCTCAAGTCAATATTGCCAACAGAAGGTTCGATTCTAGACTTATCGCTGCGTTATTCCAAGTAAAAAACGGACTTGCGAACTGATACGTTGGAACATCCAATATGGACTGCTTGCACGAAAACGTAGTTACAGAGGAAGGTCAGCATATATGCACGGATTGTGCGCGCATTCTAGATACAGTTATTGATGAAGGCGCAGAATGGAGACAGTATGAAGACCATAAGGGCGAAGACCAGTGCCGCACTGGATTTGTCACATCCGATTTACTTCCAAATTCATCCTATGGGTCCGTCATGTCCCACCGCGGAATTGCGTCGGGAAATAAAGAACTGAAAAGCGTTCAGAGACTGACGTGTTGGTCTTTGTTCTCAAACAGCGAGAGGTCTTGGATGGGTATATTCGATGCGATTCAGATGCCATGCACGCATGCCGGACTCCCCAAGTCCGTTATGCTGGATGCATGTGGACTCTATAAGCAGATGGAGGATGCTCAGAAGGTGAGGGGGGATACGAGGCGCGCATGTATGGGCGCATCCGTGTTTGTTGCTTGTCGAAACCAGAACGCATCGAGGACACACGAAGAAATCGCAAAGATGTTTCAAGTGA